ACTTTGGCCCCGCATACCCTTGGGCGTTCTGCGTCTGCGTGGCGGTATCGAAGGTCTTCATAGCGGTATTGAACAGCTTATCCTTCGCCGCTTGGTCTTGCGCCGTCAGAGTCGGCGTAGCACTCCCGGAAGATTTCGTGCCACCTGGGTTGCCCAGCAATTTACCAAGAAATCCCATAATTTACCTCACCCTAAAAATCGCCACGCTGCCGTAGCCGCATCATACCCGTAGTACCCTCGCCCGCTGCCAGGATTCCAATTCGTCCCATCTGCCAGCACTACCATACCAGTCCGGAGCTTCTTCGGCGCAGCGTTGTGTTCTGTCACCTGTTGAACCGCAAGCTCTTGCATGATAGTACCTACCCGTTGAAGTTCTTGCAACAGCCACCTGCGCAGTTCCGCTTCACTATCGGTCTGCGGGGGAACGCCCTGGACGTAAATACGCTCGGCCATTTAGTACCCCCCAATCTTTTTAACCTCAAGGTCATAGCCGAACAGCTTCCAGTGCGCAGTACCTGTCGATTCAAACTTAATCGAGATAATCTTCCCACTAGCCAGCGGATTGACCTTCCGCATGGTTGTAGGGTCGAAGGGGTAAGGCCCATGCCACTGAACGCCGTCGTCTCGCTGCATCTGTGTACCCACCCAGATGTTGATAAGCTGGCTGCCCGATGTCTGAATCCGTGGCCAAATCTCCGTTACCAGCTTAACCGCTTCATTGTCTTGCGGTTGGCCTAGCCGGTCAGGGAAGGCGATCGGAAGTCCAATACGCTCGCAACTCGCCGTAATCTCCCCTCCGTCGAAGGTGCCGTCTTGGTCAAAGAGGAACCACTCTCCGCTCGGTGTATCCGTAGCCCCCATGAGCTGCGGGAAGCCAGGGTTATACGCCCTACCGCCCCAGGCCAGCGTATCGGCATTCCAGACCAGTACATTGCTTCCCCATTCGTCCGTACCCCCTGTGCTGTCCACGAACACCCCCGACTCTAGCGCAGTCAACTCTGGCAGTGTGCGGATGCTGAAGGTGTTGTCTGTATAGTTCCAAACCAGTGCGGTCTCCAGTCGCCCACTGTTATCCATGCAGAAGCATATCCAAATTTCCGACTTAACCGGATTGTTTCGCACAACTGTTTTCGACAAGTCATCCGAATTGATAGCGGAGAATAGCCATTTCCTCATTCGCTTCGTCAGTATCGACTCCACTGAATTCCCGTCGAACACTACCACATCCGAGGGGGTGAATAGGCAATGCTTCGGCCCCTTAAAGTTGAATCCGCATACTGCCCCAGCGGTTAGCATCCCAGCTTCCGCCGTCACTTGCTGGAAGCCAAAAATATCCACCCCTCCAATAAAATTCTGCAGGTAGATGGAATCTTCCTTATAGATAACGTTCGAGTTGCGTAGCGGGAGACAGTCGACGAGCGCTCCGCCAGTCTCCGCGAGTGGGAGTTCCCCCGCATCCTTCGTAGCATCTGTCTCATCCCACGAAGTCGGTACTGTCCCAGCATCAGCAGGATGCGACCATTTTATCAGATGTTGGTAGCGCGTCCCACTCTTCGTGATATCGAGTGCAATGAGGTAGTTCTTAAACGGACGGATAACTGCGGCGGTCACCCCCGCTGGCCAAGCGGTTAGGTTCTGTAGTAGTGTGGCTGTATCGGCAGGGTTCCACATCTGTGGCACTTCCGCATTGTTTGTCAGCACTGGCACACCGTTCAGGGAACAGCCTTTCCAGCCGATCCCTGTATAGTCCACGTCCACCCCCAGCGCTTGCGGCGTGAGATTGTAGTGCGTCCCGCCTTGATGGACGTACACCTTCGCCGCGCTGGCATACAGCCAGGCGAACTGGCTAGCCCCAGGATAGCTCATCAGCCATATTGGTGCTACGGCAGGTGTGGAAAAGGCCTTTGCATGCCCTTCAAAGCTTTCCAGCGCCCCGTCCTGCACCCGCATATTCGAGACAGAGCTAAAAGCCCCCGCAGGGAGCTCATGGGGGGATTGGTCGGCTACCATGCCGAGGGAGGACAGTCCTGTAATTGGTACGCGCATTTTAACTTCCCTTATAGAACGCTCCACCGAAGCTTCTGACCGCCGCATACAGCAGCCACTTCCTCCACCGCGCTACACCGAGTACCCCCATCGCTTCATAGAAAACAGCGTCGGCGTACCTCCGGCCCTTCCTCCCATAGCGATAGAGGTAGTCGTGCAAAATAGCCGCCTTAGCGTACTTCCCGCTCGGGGGCAATACGGGCCAGAAAATGCGGGGTATACTGGCGAGGTCGGTCACAAAGCCCTTCGGTACTGTAACCCACTCGTTAGCCTCAGGCTCTCCTACGTAGAAGCTGAAGGGGGAAAGCAACTCCCACTTGTCGTCTGCAAGCATCCGCAGGTCGGCGGGAGTGGTGAACTGACTCACCAGACCACTCCCTCGACTTCCGCTACCGTTGCCGCCGCTGCAATCGCGTCCTTGAGCTGGCGGCGCTTCGCAAACAGCGGCTGACCGCGCATCAGAATCACACCGCGCAATTCAGTAAACTGTGCGTCGGTCAGTGGCACCTTCACATTGGCTGCGTCGTACCAGTCAATGCTTGCTCCGGCCGGGAGAGCCGTAGCTACCTGCGCCATGAGCGCTACAGATTCTGCATCCGCTTGGAAGGTGTGCCCAGCGTAGTTGATGGACGCTTTATTCTCCGCAGTATAGGCATCAGTGATAAGCGTAATTTGCTTAACCTTTGCCTCGGCCAGAAGCTCCGCAGCCGTAGGTGGCGGAGGGGTCAGAGCATGCCAAGCATCGAGGGCGGGTTGTAGGTCACTCAGCGTAACTTCCCCCCCATTCGGCGCACCATCGGTTAGCTCTACATGCCCCTGCTCTCCGCGCTCGCCCCACTGAATCGCATGCACATTAGGGTACATTTCCGCCAGCCCGGCAACTTTGCGGAATTCTCCATCTACTCCAACCACGCCATCGACAGGTACTATCGTTACTCGCATTTTAATCCCCTCCGATCTTCAAAATCTGCCCGTTTGCCAAGCCTGCCACTGACATCATCATCTGCTGGCCTGTCGCGTTCGCCTTTACCATTTCATTGCGGAAGCTCTCCACTGCCGCCCCCGTCTGCCGCTGCATTTGGCTGTTCTCAATCAACAGCGCGGGTGTCCACGCGAAGGCACAATCTCCTTGCTTTACCTCCGCACCATCCTGCGGGGATTTGCCGTGCACGTACACCCAGAAGCGGCAGGCTTGCATTTCGCCATCTACTATCGCGCCATCCTCGATGCACTCCCTCTTCATTAGCGGGCAGATGATTTTGTCTATTTTTGCCATCAGGTTAATCTTTCGTAGCAATGATGAGGTCGGTGTACTTCACATTCATGGCGAGGCTTGAGGAAGCGAGCGTGTGACTGTGGGCAGTTCCGGTAAAGGATTGTGCTGGGGTGGTGTGCGTGTGAGAGCCATTACCCCCAGATGGCAATGTAATACTGTCCAATGGCCTGCTGCCTGACCAACCAGGAGCGATATGTACCGCAACATGCCCCCCTAACACGTAGCTTCCCCCTTGCTCTTGGTGCGTGTGGCTCGGCATCTGTGCTACAGACAGTGTGGTAGCTCCGGTCGTCCCGGCGTTCACTGTGCCGCCCGCCGCAAAGCCGTCAGTCGTACCGCTCACTACCCTTCCCGCTGCAAACGCAGCTGAGAAGGCGAGTGAACCGCCACTTGCCACCGCGCCTGTCACTATACGAAGCGCGGAATCGTTCAGCGCTGCGGTAGCATCCTTCGTCCAGCCTGTCGGGGCTGCGGTCTGGTTGAACAACATGCGCGTGCCGCTGGGTAGATGACGCTTAGTAAATACGTCCGCCTTAAGCACCGCCTTAATCAGCCGCAGATGGTCGTCGCCTTCGCTCCGAGGGTCAGTGCTAAGCGGATTCGTTGCTACAAGGTCGTCAATCGTTGTTCCAGCTTCGAGTCCCATATCAAGCTCCCGTTAAAGTAACTGTCACGGAGAGTACATCGCCATTCGTTAGCGGTTTCGCCCCTACGCTGAACTGCGTCGCACAGTACAGCACTCCGGTTGTGCCGCCCTTTACATTGTTTGCGCAGAGGAAGAAACCATCCACTGTGCTCGTCGCGTTCGCATTGAACACCGCCGCACTTGCGCTATTATCCACACTCTTCCCTGCCACTGCGCCAAGGGTGAGCGTTCTTCGCGTAGCATCCGAGTAGCCTGTATTCTCTGTCCAGCCTGCGTGAGAGGCCATAGTATCCGCCGCAGCGTAAGTAGCTGGATTAGTAACCAGCCCCACATACCACGCTGCCGAATACGCCGCACCCTTAAAGTACTTGTCCAGCAGGTCGTTAATCCCAGCATCGAAGACGAGGTTCGTGTCCTCACTCTCCCACTGGAGTTCCCCTGCCGCATTGTGGCACTGGGTTTTCCACAGTGTGCGAGGTGCACGAAGTGCCAACCGTTCGCTCGTGCTTCTCAGAATCGTGGCGGAGCCAGCAGCTCCGAAGTTGCACTGTTCCATAAAGTATCCTTTGCTTATCCTGTTACCCAGTTGGGCGGTACGGCGGCATCTTGCTCCCAAACACTTGCGCTAATAATATCCTCAACCCATGCGCCTGTAAAGAGACTTTCCTTATCCCAAGGGCTGATGCGGCTAAGAGCTTGAGCGGAGAGAAGAAGGGGGAGAACGCCAGAACCGCTCGTCGCATTGCTCGTCGCATTATCTACCGCTAAACCTAACCCTACCGAACCCTCCGCATAGACTTCCCTCAGCGCGCTAGCCTCAGCCGTCAACGTAACGCCGACGCTATCGGAAGTGTAAGCTACGAAACCGGCAAGGGCATTAGCGGTGAGGGCAACCCCGGTGGAACCTTCCGCGTAGGTAGAGCGGTTCGGGAACGCCGCTGCCCCAAGGGTAGCCCCGCTCGCCCCTCCTGCATAGACCTCGCGCAGCACTCCTGCGGCCGCCGCCAGCGTAACTCCCGCAGCTCCCGCCGCTCCGCCAGTCCATTGTGCTGGCCCCGAAGCGCCGAGGGCTACCCCTACGGTAGCCTCTAGCCAGAATAAATTCCAGATGGAACTATCGCTCCCCCACGGCAAACTATCCGCGTTCCAGCTGTCGTCGTAGGACACGACTACACCTTACGTTCGAAATGAGGAGAGTCCTTGAAGGACTTCCAGAACATACCAGCTTGGTTCAGCGGATTAAGGCTCTCCCAGTACCGCCCAAGTTCTTCGGGGTAACAGAGCTTTCCCCCCTTCATGAAGTGAAGGTCGTCGGCCAGCTTTTTGATGTGCATGGAGTTGAAGGTCTTACTCCGCCCCGTTTGCACGTAGATGGCCTGCATCTCCGGCATCCGCTGCGCCTCCCCCTTCCGCACCTCATAGCCGAGCTCGAAGGCGCGGAGCAGTAGCTTCACATGGTCTCGCGTATAGGCTTCCTGATGTTCGCCGAGCGTCATATCATTCCCCCTTTGTTTGCTTCCAACCTTGGTACACGTCCACGCCTTTTTCTACCGTACGTCCGACGAAGTAAGCCCCTACCATAGTGGTCAGCAGTGTGCCAACTAACGTAAGATAAGTGTCCGGCACGTAGACTTCAAAGAACGCGCACAGTAGCAGCACGTCCAGCGCACCTAGCGTATGCAGCAGCGCCAGGGGTCTGACGTTCTTGCTCAGCCATGAGTCGCTCAGCATGTCCGCCTCCCAGCGTTTCGTCACCGCTCCCGTAACAGACTTCTCCAGTTCAAGGTTAAGCTCCTGCTGCCGCACCGCCATCGCCAGTAGCGTCTCCTCATGCGTCATTTCCAGTTCCCGCATATCGGCAAGTTGCTCAGGTGTAAGCGGCTTCCCCTCCGGCGGAAGCGTAATTCCGAGTGTTTCCTCGACCTTCGCCTTCCCCTTCGACATAATAGCGTTACCGAGCATGCTCAGTCCGTTGGAGAATAAGTCCTTAACGAACGGCGTTAGTGCAGCGAGTATCACTGGTGCGACCATTGTATTCTCCTTTACCTTCCACCACGTCCTGTAAGAGTGTACCATAGCGCCAGCAATGCCGCGCCCACGGCTACAGCCCACTTAAGCACTTCTCCTATAATGCGAACCGTCTTGATAAACCCCTTAGCATCGTTCCACGCAGTTACAATCTCTTTCATCTCTGCAAGCGTTTGCTTTATCTCCTGCAGGTTGGCGTGTATCATAGCTACATCAGTGTGGTTGTGGAATACTGGGCACTGACCGAAGGTCTCGCTTAGCTCCTCTTCCGTCATAGCATCGGTGTGCCTACGCAGTGGGTGCTCGGTTTCTGGCATCAGTCGTCCCCCATGCTTCGCTGATAATTGACCTCTTCCCTTGCCACCGTCTCCGTCATGATGCGAGTGCGCGCCTCCGCCGCCATCCCGCCGAAAATGGCGGCCAGCTCCGTGTCCCTCGTATAGGTTGCGGCCAGCGCCTTCCCGGTCTCCGCAATCAGCCAGTCCTCAGCATAGGTCAGCCAAGCGTTGGTGTCGGTTCCGTGGGTAGTTGCGTTATAGGCAACCGTAATCTGCGGCTGTGAGACGAAGAACTGAGACTGCAGGGAGTAGATGTCGTCTGGCGTGGGGTGCAAGCGAAGGTATCCGCCGTTCAGCGAGTACTTCTTCGGGACGCCGGGTGAGGGATATTGCTGCAATCCGAGGTCATAGTCCGTCTTCTTCAGTTCCGCTCTCACCCCATTCCGCACTAACCACAGCGCACCGTTTTCCGATTCTTGCAGGTAGTCGGTCGGGAGGGCTATGCGCTCTTCCCCCGCTTCCGTCACCACATCGCGGAGTTCGGAGAGCAGGAACCAAGGCTTGAACGCCCCCCGCTCGAGCTGCTTCTGTGCAAGGTTCATCTCGAGGACGGCGGCGGCTTGCAGAGCAGCGTCATTCTGCCGTTGCCCTAACCGCGCCAGTATCAGTTCAACCGCATCATCTCGGGTCATGGCTTAGTCGTCCGCCAGTTCGTTGAAAACATTGTTCTCCACGAGCTCAACCTTAAAGTCCTCGATGCGAATGGAGGAGCTGTTCCACTCTTTTCCATACGCCTCGACGCGAACGGAGGTCAGCTTTCCTTGAATCACGACGGTAACCTTCTCGCTGAGCTTACCGAGAAACTCCTTCGCTTCTTCCGCGTCCTTGAAGTCCAAATACAGCGAGGGTTTGTACTCCCTCTCCAATTCATTTACCTTTGACATCGCCTGCCTCCTCTTCCCAATTAGGTTGCTCAACTGTTGACGGAGTGTATCTCTGCCCCCCCTTCCTTGCAACGAGATACTCGAGCGCTGCCGCCCGCCAACCCTCATCGCTGCCCATCGCCAGTTCCAGAACGAGCGGTACGGGTATCGCCTTCGCCTGCACCATCCTCTTCACCACCACGGTAGCCTGTGCTATCGTCCGTTCATCAAATCCAGTATTGCTCATAAAGCCTCCGCCAGTGAGAAGGGGGAACCGAAGCTCCCCCTTTTGCTTACTTCCTACCCCAGCTTACTGGAACGCGCCCAGATAAGCCATCGTACCTTCGTGGTTCACTTCCAGACCTGCTTCCGTCAGCCATTGCCCCTTCTGGGTATCGCTGTCGGGTGCTTGGATGTTGTCCTTGAAGGCCGTATCGCGGAAGTGGCGGTACTTCAAGGCGCTCGGGTCGATGACAAATGCGCTGTTCGTGTAGCGAGCGTGGTTGTTCATCAACGGATGGCTCTTCAGGTAGAACACACCTTGCGGGGTAATCCAGCGTTGCAGAGACATACCGTACAGCTTCACCACACCGTCGAAGTTCACACGGCTAGAGCCGCTGTTCTTCGCCACCTTGTTGATGACATTGATTGCGCCGTTTCCGGCCAGAATCAAACGCTCATCGCCAGCACCGGAGCTGAAGTTAAACACCGGATACAGGGCTGCGAGCAGCGAATCCTCCGTGACAGCCGCGCCGAAGACGGTAACGTTGCTGGCCAGGAAGGAGCGGATGCCGCCAGTGGTGCGCTTCGGCTTACCGTTGCCGCCGGTAGTTTCCGACTTCTGGCCGAACAGGAACGCCCATTCCATAGCGATAGAGTGGTCGAACATCTTGCGCTTCTTGTCATTTTTCAGCGGGTCGCCCGTGCGCAGATTCGTACCTTTTGCGGTATTCGTCAGCTCATAGGTGGTCTTGAAGATTTGGCAGAAGTTGCTCAGCTTCGTCGGGTTGCGGGTGGACGAGGTGGGCGCGCCGGAACCTTCCGAGTACACATTACCGATTTTGGTCAGGTAACTCGCATCGGCAATAGCTACCGGGGTTGTGCCTGCCGCACCACGAATGACTTCGAAGGTAGTGGCGTTGGTCACAGAAGCGACCTCCACGATTTCGTTGTCGTAGGTGGTGGAATCAGCTTTCTCCACGAGCAGCAGGTCACCGGCAACCAGGTTGGTCGTATCGACGGCAGCTTGAATCACCAGCGTGGTAATCACGCCGTTAGCAATCGCGCCATTGAGCTGAACGCGCATGGTGTTCAACTGCTCTTCCCACCACGCAAACTCAGGGTCGTTGGTCGACTCGCTGCCCATTTTGCTCAACAGAGCGGTCAGAGGTGTCTGGCCGTTAGGCTGACGCCACAGGATTGTTTCACGAAAGTTCTTGGGGCGTTCATCCGTGCCCCAGTCACCAGTACCGCGAATTCCGAGAATTGCCATTTTGTTTCTCCTTGATATGGTTTAATCGGGGGACATTCATTTAGAATAAACCTCCCCCATTCTACCATCAGCTTAGTCGTCCAGCAAATCCGCGAAGATGTTATCTCCGGACTTCTTCCCGCTAGCCGGAAGCGCCCCGCCTTTACCTGCCGGACGAACCGGAGTATGCGGCGTTGCTTTCTTCTGCCCTGCGGATTTCCCGCCCTTCAATTCCACCCCCAGCATCTGTGCCGCGAGCAGGCCGATGGCCTTTGTCGCCTCTTGTGGAGTTGCCTTCGGGTTGAGCTGGCGGTACGTCTTGCCAATCTCAAGCACCTTATCGTGATGTGGCTTCAGCTCCGGATAAGCACCGTAGAACGTATCGACTGCCTGCCGTTCCCGTGCACTCACCTTCTGCGTTTTCTCCAGCATCTGCGGCACGATTTGTTGCATCCCTTCCAGCAGCGAGCGTTGCAGGTTTAAGTGCATGTTCGCAAGCAGCTTCGGTAGCACCAACTCTGGCTCCGTTTGGAGTTGCTCAGCGGTCTCGTCGTCCAGTTTGTAAACTGTCTCCAAGCCCTTCCGTTGCTCATCCAACCATTCCTGATAGTCGGATTGTCGCTTGGCAATCTGCTCAGGCGTGAGCTCCTGCACTTCCTCCGCGACCGATTCGGTGACTGGGGCAGCCCCTTCCTCGTTCTCCGTTCCTCCAGCAACAGCATCTGCGGTTGACGCCGCATCGACCGGGGTACCCCCCTCGTCGTCAGAAGCACCATCAGAGGGGTCTTCATCGCTCCCCTCCGAGGCGTCGGAAGATGACTCCTCCTCGTCCCCCTCGTCGTCGCCGTGGTCGTCAATCCCTGGCACCGTCGAGTTCAAGTCCTCCCACTTAACGGATTCGGTATCCGCTGTGCTGGCCGCTGGTGCGCCACTTTCTTCATTCTCCCCGCTCATTCTCTTCCTCCTTCATCTGATTGATAAGCTGCTGAATCTCGAAACCTAAATCCTCCACCGTTTGCTCCGGGAGGCGCAGGACGAGACGGATACCGGCCACTTCCCCCTTCGCGTATTCCTGTTCCATTGCAGCGTCGAGGTTGGTTAGCGGGGTAAGCATAATGCGGTCTGTCCGAACCCGTACTTGCTTCTCCAACTGTGCCTTGATTGTCGCCCACGCAGGAAAGGCTTGCAACTCCTCATACGCCCGCTTCAGCTCCAGCGCGGAGGATAGGAGCTCCTTCTTGTTTTCTTCGCTCATAATGTCGGCCCCATTCCAGGCACCTGCCCAGGTTCCGGCATACCGGAGGTCGTGGCAGACGCCACCTCGTTCATAGGTACGAGGTTTCCCTTCGCAGCCTGCAGTGCAACCTGCTCGTTATCCGCTACGCTCAGGCGGAACTGCTCGATATTCTTCAGCCCTGCGAGCTGCGCCACGAACCCGAAAATCTTCCCGAAGTCGTACTGCCCCGCCACCTGCGGCATCTGCCCCAGCTGCGCCATCATTGTTTGCCAGAGATTTACCTGCGCGAAACGGTCAACTGGCATCGTTCCGTCCACTGGCACGAAATCGTAGAAGCCCGCAATGTCCTCCGGGGTAATCTTGCGGTAGGGAGCGCCAAGCTTCGCGGCACTCCCCGCCACCCGGTACTGCCTATCATCATCGTACATCTGCTGCGTGACCTGAATGAGCTGCTGAGTGAGCGGGCCGAAGCCTGTCGCGCCAGCGTACTCCGCCACCGTCTTCATCCGATTGACACCGAAGGTCGTCGATGCCCGCACCTCAGTAGCCGACTTCCGCCCCGAGTTCACCATGCCCATCAGTGAATCGTTCACCCCGCCAACCCGCTGCATCATTTCCGCGACGAGGTTGAAGTCAGTCAAATGCGCTCGAGTAACGTCCTGCACAGGAAGCTGCGAAACAACCGCCCGAACATCCGAACCGTAAGCCTCCGGCTTCAGTCGCAGCAAGCGGCCAGGCCCAGGGTCGGTGAAGTCCTTCATCACAATGCGCGAGGGGTCGACGATAAACTGGTCGTTCAGCGATTTCCTCACGTTGAAGAAGTGGGTGTTGACGAGCCAGCTCAGTACATCATTCATCGGTTGGAGGACTTCGAGCATCGAGCGATTGTAGGTAGCATGCCCGCCCACCTCCCCCTCCAGCGCCTCGAACGGAAACTTCCCGTGCCAGTAGCCCACAGGCTTCGCGGAGATGATGATGTCGTCGGTCATGATAGTGAAGACCCAGACCTCAGCCTTCTCCCCTCCACCGAAGCCCCACTCGCGGGGAAGCAACTTCACATAGACCTCATACCCCTTGAATGGAGCGAGGTCGTTGTCCTTCGAGTAAATCGCGCCAGTGCCGGCGCCCGGAAGCTGCATCTGTGAATTGCCAATATCCCGCTGACCATTCGAAGGGCCACGGAGAAGCAGTTCCTCCACATTCACATAGTCCTTCCGCGCCTGCCCTTCGAGCAGTTCGAGGCGGGAGAGTTCGATGTAGCGACCGCAAAACTCCCCTTGCTGGAAGTTCCCGTAAGTCACGCGGGGGTCTGTAAGCCAGTCTTGCGGCCGCACGTTGTAGAGCTTCGTCCCCGAATACCCCTTGTGCACTTGCTCAACCTTAACCCGTTTCTTCCTTCCCGTTTTAACGCCGAGGAAAGTTTCCTCCTGTATTTCGTAGCGAGGGGAGGAAATCATTTCATCCTCCCAGTAGTACCCAACAATCCCAAGTCCGTACTTCAGCATATCGTGCAGCCAGATGTAGTACGGGGGGAGGTGGAGACCGCTATTAACCTGGTAGTCGAGGAGCGCTTCAATAGCCTGCTCCTGCATCTGCCCCTCCCCGTGGCGTCCCTGCACTTGCTGCAGTGGGGAGCGCCCGAAGAAGACGGAGGTTTGATAGGTGTGTGCGGTGAGCATCATGGCGTAGCTGTATGGCACTACGATGGTCGTGTACTGCGGCAGCCCGTTCTGGTCGCGCAGCCCCTTGCGCACGGAGTCGACAGCGGTCTCGGGCATGTAGGCGAGATAGTCATTCTCCAGCCTGTCCCACGCCAGCTTCCTATCCCCCATCGCTTGCTGCGCCGCATTTATTCGGTCGCGCAGGCGCTCGGCCAAGCGAAGATGCTGCGCACCGCGAACCGCCAGGTTAATACTAATCGAAGCACTCATGGACAACCCCTTGTGTAAACTGCCGGTTCATATTCGTCCTCATCCAGTTCCCGCGCCTCCCCGTCAACGGTGAAGGCTTCGTCGCGGAGGTATGGCCGGAGCGCCATGATACCTATAGCGAGGCAGTCGATGACGTCATCCTTCTGGTCAACCCTCGGGTCGAAATCTTGCAGCTGCTGCAGCAATTTCTCCATACCTGGGTAGATGTACAGCTGTTTATATGCTACCACGCCGCCCAGAGCTTGCAATATCCGGTCAACTTTTTTGCGCCGGTCTTGCACTCGGTCGATGGGGATGAAGATTCGGCGCTTCTCCATCTCCTTTTCGAGGAACCAAGCAAGGACGCGCTGGAAGGAAATTGCCTCGACGGCTGCCTTGAACGGACGCCACTTTAGGATTTGTTGGAAGAAGTGGGCGGCGGTGGCATCCGGCATCTCCCCCTTATCTGCATGGTATTCCAGTACGTAGATATTCCCCCCATGCGCGCCGACAGTCATCACAACGTTATCATCTGCGGTAGCGGAATCGCTGGACGCGGGGTCGATGGCGATGAGGCAACGAATTTTGTCCGGCAGCACGTCGATGAACTGGACGTTGCTCACCTGGAAGGGCTTCTGCTCCGAGTGGACAATCGCGCATTCCATCTCACGCATCCAAATAGCGTACCGCCCCATGCGGACGGCGGCTTCCTTATCCACCTTAAGCTGCGCCGTGGGGAGGCGCACTTCCCAGCGCGAATTCCCCTGTTCATCGAAGACGGAATAGCGAACGCCGTGCCAGGAAATGTCGCGCAGGCAAGTCTCCACCACGTCATCCTTGTTCAGTGGGGTCTGGAGTAGAACGAGCTTCGCGTTCGGGCAGTCGCTCTCCGGTGCGAGGGAGTTCATAAGCGCGCCGAAGAAGAGGTCAGCAATCTTATTCCTCTGTTCCGCCGTCGCTGTGTTCTCCTCGCTCAGTATATCATCCGCGATAATCAGGTCGGGGCGGTAATCGTCGAGGTTGAAGCCGCGAATCTGCCCCGTGATACCCATAGCGAGGATGGTGATGGGGGTTTCGTCTACTCCATGATATATCTCAATAATCTCGTCCGTCCACTTCGAGCCTTTTCGCAACTGAAAGGTCTGCGCCCACGCAGCGTTGTACTCAATCTGCCGCTTCAGCCAGCGAACGGAGAAGACCGAGTGGCTCTGCGAGACGGAGACGTACATGATAGTGCGGGAAATGGCGTAAGCAATCCGCTGGGAAGTGAAAACGCGGAGAAGGGTTGTTTTCGCCCCGCCCCGGAAGACCTCGAACGCGTTAAGTCGCGAGGGGGAGTAGAGAATCCTCCCTATATCGGTGTGGAAAGGCGGTGTTCCTTGGCGGTAGGCACGGGGGAACCAGAGCTTTCCATACGCATCAAGGCTCTTCGCCCCGAGCATAACCGCTTCCTTCGCTGAAAGGGGAACTAACCCCTCGGTGGTTGCTACGGTTTCCATATATGGACTCCTCTTAGATAGTGTTGCGCGAACGGCGCTGCCACGAGCCTCACCGCATCGCGGCAGACAACCGCTGGGTCGTACCATTTCACCACTTCCAGGTAACGAATCTGCCACAGGAAGGCGGGGAAGAGGTGGCGGAGGACGGGGGAGTATAATTCCTCCATCTGTTCCCACGCTTGCGGGGTGTGCTGGTATTTAACCTCGACGATAGTGAGGATGCCGGCGGCGAAGTCGAGGTGCATTCCGTCAGGTTGGCACCAGTGCCAGCCCGTCTCGTCGAGGAAACGGAGCCAAGGGCTGTCGAGGTAGAGGTGCGACTGGGCGCGGAGATGCGTCTGCACCGCTTTCTCATACCGAACGCCAGCCGCTCGCCTTCCTGTGCATCGCCGCCGGAGTGCGAACGGTGGCCAGCCGGAGAAGTACGCCTGCGTTACTCCCCCTGCGTGTCGCATAGCTGTAGCTCGAGGGTGGTGGCGGGTGCGGGGGGCAGAGCGTTCTGTTGCGTAATGAGCAATCGTG